GCATGGCTTTCTTGAAGGCTGTGCCTTGAGTCGATATGTGGTATCCCTGAGCGTACATACGCCCACGTTTGTCATACTTGTTGGTGAGATAGACCGTACCGGTCTTCTTGGCCATCAACAGGTAGAACTCGTAGCTCTTGCGCTTGAAGTTCTGCCACATTTTGGCCTTTTCGGTGGTGTCGATCTCAAAGGTGGGATCTTCCTCAATCGTACTCAGGAAGTCGGTATCGATCCTCAGAGGTGTCTGGTTCTGTTTGTTCAGAACATCCAGACACACATCTTTGGAATGATGATTCCGAGGGCCAAGGATGACACTGTCATTGTGGGTAAGGTACCCACTCTGTCGGTTGTGCTTGATGGTTTGGGGAACGCACACCATGGGTGGCAGATAGGCTGATTGCTGAATGTAGCCAACCAGCTGCTCACTAAGCATGAATCGACACTGGATCATCAATGAGGCCTGAGCGTTCTCCTTGAGAATGTCAAAGGCGTCTGTCATACACAGAACAGCCATGACCTCAGCAATGGTCTTGATACCATCTTCTCGATCACTGAATCCCAGTCGCCCGGCTAACTGGGCTGTGACTGAAGTGAACAGTTCAGGGCGTTGGCAGTAGGCCACACCTACGAAACAGTCCATGACCAGCTTTTCCAGATCCAATGTCTTGAGTTGCTCCAGACGCAGGTTCTTGGACTCGTAATAGGTCTGATTCATCCAATGTTCCAGTCTGGCTACACCTTCACGTACCTTGTCCATTAGGTCAGCATTGGCCTCAATCTCCTTGCGGATGTAGCCATCAATGAATTTACGGGAATAGGTGAATTCGATAGCCATCTGGGCATCGCGTGGACTCATTACACTCATGGTTTTCTCCATATCAATTGACTCCATGAACAAGCCGATAGGCTGTATGGAGTCAAACAGACTTGTACCCAGGTATCGGGAATAGGGAGTAGAGAAAAAGAGAGACACCCCGAAGGGTGCCAAGGACAGGATCAGTCCATGAAGCCGAAGGAGCGTTCCTTGGGCTTGGTGAGATCGACGTAGGTGCAGGAATCCGCCATTGCGTGCAGCATCTTGTACAGGTTATCCGGATTCTTGTCCAGCCATGCAATCAGCTTCTGATGCGCCGGATTGTCGAGGTGCAGACCACCCACAGCCAGTTGCATGTGGCCTTGGCTACCATCTTCGTTGGTAGTAGGGATATTGAAGTTGATCAGACGATCAGACTTCTTGAACCCACGACTGTTGCTGCTACCACCGCCGATCTGAGCCGGTGCATTGTTCTGTACTGCTTGTTCGCCTTGAAGTAGTGCCATGTTATTTCTCCAAATCAATAGGGATAGTCGAAGCAGGAATGCTCCGCCAAAAGGCCGATAGGCCGTTCTTTTTCAGTGTCGGTTCACTAACTGAGGAGAGACAGGTTCTTCACAGTTGGGACAGTTGCAGGAGCCCGAAACGGCAGGCTCAAATTGGAAGGTATCTTCCCAAGTGTGACCACAAGAAGGGCACACGTATTGTAATGTTGCGGTGTAAGCCATGAGTCTATCTCCTTGGTTTGACAGGATTTCTGTCCACCAATAGAGCGATAGCTCTTAGAAAGCCGTTTGTATTATAGTGATAATTTGACGCAAGAAAAGACATGACCACCCGAAGGTGGTCGAAGTCTTAGTAGTACTTGGTGAAGCGTTTCACCGTGGATACAGAGTCGTCAATCTGCTTCTGAATCTCCTTGGCTTTCTTTACATCACGGTGATGACACCACATGCCCCAAGCGAGGAACACGGCTGAACCAACCACGATGATGATTGCATCGTTTACGTGAGCAGGAAGCTCTATCCACCAATTAAGCATGAGCTTTCACCTTCAGTGACTTGGGAAGATCCCGGTAATACCGGTAGTCCAGATCATCTGTCTCATGACAGTGCCTGAACTCATCCAACTCGACTCGGTCGAGGTTATTTATTTCCAGACGTGCTCCACTCTCATCAAAGATTTCGATGTGGTAGACGTGTTCAACAGTTGGATTTGCCATGGTCTTTCTCCCAGAGATTAGGGTTAATGAAGAGTTACATTACTCTCCAATGAAAGGCCGTTAGGCCTAAAGTATTTATAGTATCGGCTACGTATCGGAATGGGATTAGGGAAAGATAAGGTATCGGGATTGAAGAAGTATCAAAGTGAAGTAGAAGCAAGGTAGTGCTAAGTCCACCAGAATCCTCTTACTGTTTATCTCTATACAACTTCAGCTTAATAAGAATGGAGTGGAAGATAATTAGAACTAAGTTGAACTTAGGGTTTCTCTTTCTCTCTCACACTCTGACTAACTCATTGTGTAATTGTGTAGATGTGTACTTGTGTAGTAGTAAAAAGTAGGACTCCCCGAAGGGAGTCTGATGGTTATGCTGCGAAGAACTCTTTGGCTTCTTTGGGAGAGAGTCCCAGTTCTGCGGCCAGAGCTTCCTGTTCCTTCTTGCGCTTGAGCTGCTCGACTTTGACGTAATCAGCATGGCGCTGGTTGACATCGGCTGATGCTCGCTCACCCATCTCGGTGAGGTTATCCACCATGTTAACGGTGCGGAATGTAGCGGACTTGGTTACGTTCCAGATATCTTTCACGGACTTGGTAGACATGAGGTGATCTCCTAGGTTGTGGTTAGTCTCCACCTCTAAGCCGATAGGCTGTAGTTGTAGTAGTGATGGGGTAGGGTGTCTGGTAAATGTGGCCAGGTAGATACCCGGGGGGGTAGGTCTGGATTTTCTGTTCCAGACTGTCAGTACTACACCCGTACCCAATTATGAAATTTTTGGAACATGGTCGATCAATTTTTGATCAATCAGATAAATGTGCATTCTGTTCTGTAATTATCTCTAATAAGTAACTTGAAGTAGTTAATAAGTAGATTTTACTTAATAGAGGTAATTATGGCTGGTCTTTTGAAGTTGGAACGGTTTGATCGTTTGGAGGAAGGTACGTTTGGTAAATTGATCTTTCCGGATGGTTGGGAATGTTTTACCGTTGAACGTCCCTGGTTGGATAACAAACCAATGGTATCTTGTATTCCCGATGGTGTTTACTCTCTTGGTTTGAGATATTCACCTACAGTGCAACGGATTACCCGGGGCCGATACCGCGAAGGTTGGGAGATTCAAGATGTTCCAGGTCGAACTTTTATTATGGTCCATCCCGCTAATTGGCCTACTGATCTTAATGGCTGTGTGGGTGTTGGTGAGAAGTATACTGAGGTTCAAGGACGCGATGGTAAACTTCATAAAGCGGTTACCAATAGTCAAGGAACGTTTGATGAAGTTATGAAGCGGATGGAGGAACAAAGTTATTGGGATTTGGATATTTACACTTGTGTTCCTGAGTATCCTTGATATTATTGGTTTGTCGTCTTTTGCCATGAAGTTGACTCCTGAGTACTCGGCCCCTTATTAAAGGGGCTTTTTTATTTGTGCATCCTTTCTTTCAAAACACTATAGTCAGCCTATAAGTTATTTATGGGGATGTTGTAGTGGATTCTTTAACGATTGATCAATTCAAACAAGCGTTACCGGCCAATCTGAAGAAGTCTGTAAACCCTTCGTTGATTGCTGAGATAAACAAGAAGCTGAACGATCCGGATATGTATGAGATATACCGGGAGAACCTTCTTAGTTATACCCATGTGATGAAAGAAGGGAAGTTCAAGGTATCCAGTTACATCGATGCGGTGAAGTACGTCAGTTATAAGCTGATGGGCAAGACCAATATTGATGCTTTCTCGTTGACGTTCCCGGATAAGGTTAAGCGGTGGCAAACTCAAGGTGTTGCCAGTAAGGACATTGCCAGTTATGTCACGGCGTATAACAAGTCCAAGCTGGTGAATTTGATCTATGAGCAGACCCTGACGCCTTTCTGGGTGATTAATCAAGATGTGTACCAGAAGGCGATCAACACCCAGTTAGAACTGATGCAGACAGCTCAGAGCGAGAAGGTTCGCAGTGATGCCGCCAACTCGATTCTGACCCATCTGAAACCGCCTGAAACCAAGAAGGTTGAACTGGATATCGGGTTGAAGGAAGACAGTGCAATCAATGCTCTGAGGGATGCTACGGCCAAGCTGGCGGAGCAGCAAATAGAGGCCATTCGATCAGGTAAGCAGAACGCCCAGGAAGTGGCACACAGTTCGTTGTTGATTGAAGAAGGTGAGGTTGTGGATGAGTGAAGCCTTTGACCTTGCTGAAGCGCTGAAGGTTGAGGAGTACCTCAATCGAGTGAACTATGAGGTACCGGCTGATTACGTGCCTTCCAAGTTTGCCCTGGAGTTTGTCACATTCATCAAGCTGGTTAATGGCGCTGACGGGGAAGAGAACAAGACCCCTCTGGTGCACTACTACATGCTGGATACGATGGTGTGCGGTAATTCCAGGATTGCCAATTTATGTCACAGGGGCATTGCCAAGACGACCGTCATGGGTGAGTACCTGGTTCTTTACATTGCTACCTATGGCGGTATCCCGGAGTTCGGGAATGTGGACCTGGCCCTGTATGTATCTGACTCCATTGAGAATGGTGTGAAGAACATGCGGAAGAACCTTGAGTACCGCTGGGAGAACTCCGACTTCTTACGCGAATACGTACCGGAGGTACGCTTCACGGACATTCGCTGGGAGTTCAGGAACGCAGATGGCAAGGTGTTCATTGTTAAAGGGTACGGTGCCAAGACCGGTGTACGGGGTGCCAAGGAGATGGGTAAGCGTCCCCAGTTGGCACTGTTGGATGACTTGATCTCAGATGAAGATGCCCGCTCGGCCACGGTCATCGCTGCGGTAGAGGACACTGTTTACAAAGCGGTGGAATACGCCCTGCATCCAAAGAAGAACATGATGATCTGGTCGGGTACGCCCTTTAACGCCCGTGACCCGCTGTATAAGGCGGTTGAGTCTGGGGCCTGGGCGGTCAACGTATTCCCGGTGTGTGAGAAGTTCCCCTGTACCCGGGAGGAGTTCCTGGGTTCTTGGCCAGACCGGTTTACCTATGACTATGTGAAGGAGCAATACGAGAAGGCCCGCAAGCTGGGCAAGATCGACACCTTCAACCAGGAACTGATGCTGCGGATTATGTCGGATGAGGATCGGGTAATCCTTGAGTCGGATATCCAGTGGTACAAGATCCGCAACGTACTGGACAACCGCCAGCGCTTTAACTTTTACATCACCACGGATTTCGCTACCTCAGCCAAGCAGGGGGCTGATTTTTCGGTAATCAGTGTCTGGGCCTACAACAACAATGGTGATTGGTTCTGGGTGGACGGCGTGTGCCGGCGCCAAACCATGGACAAGAACATCGATGACCTGTTCCGTCTGGTGGCTGAGTACCGGCCGCAATCGGTGGGTATTGAGATCTCCGGACAACAAGGCGGTTTCATTCCCTGGATTCAGAACGAGATGATGCACCGGAATGTCTATTTTGCTCTGG